AAAAGTTTTGCTGTTTCTGATTTTTCATTTAGGTATGAAGTACCATATTCTGCTGAAAAAGCTTCGAATATTTTACGTCCGAAATCATTCTTACGAGCAGTATTGATGTCTTCTTTAAGTGCAGAAAGCTCTTTATGTAGAGTTTTTCTAACTGTTTCCGATACCAATGCTGCACTTCTTTCGATAAAGTTATTTTTAACTTTAACAAAGTGTGATTTTGCTTCACGGATTAATCTAACTTTAGTTTCAGCTAAATCTTTTTTGTCTTCATAGAATTCTGCGATTTCAGATGATAGAGCTTCAACTACAAACTCTTCAAGGCGTGCAAGTTTTTGTTCTTGCATTTTCTTGTCATGATGTAGTTCTTTGATTTCTTTTTGAAGTTGCTCAATTACAAAGCCTTTTAGCAAGTTTGCATTTTCACGCATTTTTACTGCGTATTTTGCTTTTGCTTCTGCAAGCGATCTACGATCTTCTGCAAACTCTGCAATTTCAGCGTCTAAACGCTCCGATAGCATAACATCAATGGCGTCAACCATTAACTGCTTGTCGTGTTCGTACTTTTGTGCAAATTCTTCGCGTAATTCAGCAGTTGCCTGTATTTTGTTTTCGCGAACTTTTACATTCCAAGCTTCTTCAATCTCTGCTCTGATCTCTTCTGATACAACATTATTCTCAAAGAGTGTTTTCAGTGCATCCAACATTTATTTCTCCTCTTATTGGAGTTTGCTGATTATGTTAATCAGCGATTCCTTTAAAAACTTTTGTGCCTTAGGGTCTTCTTTTGTTGCCTGTGCTAGACTGTATGCCTTATAACCACCCTTTGTATTCATAAGGTGTTCATATATTGCTGTAGGATAAGCACCCGGAGCACTGGGTTGTGCTACAACATCAACGGTGATTATCTCAAAATCTGAAACTTGTCCACTACCATCTTCTTTAACGTTGCCGCTACCGCGCGATGAGACACCTAGTTTAACTCCGCTTTCCAGCATTGTTTTAACTAGTTGTCCCATCGGAGTTGGTAGTATCTTCAACTTTCCATAACCGTTTGGGCCATCCATCCACATTTCTGTAATCATATGGCTTACACGATCTAGGTTTATATTAAGGCCTTCTGGATGATCTACTTCACCGAGAACTGAATATCCTCCGCTTATTTGATCATTGAGAGTCTTGACAGCCCTGCCTATTTCATTTACAGGATACACTCGCTGATTGGCGTTGCGAACACCGCCTTGAATACAAATGCCTTTCATAAAAAGATCTTTGCCTTCATTAACGTTTTCCACAACCATCCTTGCTTGGTCGAATGTCAAATGCTCTCGTAAGTTTTTCATCAATATGCCTTACTTTGCTCTGGTTGAAACTTTATTAAGTGTGCTTTGAGCACTTTTGTCTGAATGGTCTGTTTTTAAGATACTGTTATTATCTAGACCACCGCCGCTCTTTTTACTTAGATGTTTCACACCAGCTTTTCCTCCAGGAACGTTTACGTTTTTAGTGCTCATGTCCTTTGGAGAACCTTTTAGCAAACCTGAACCTTTCAATTGTCCTTTGTTTGCTTCTACTGGACTTTTTTCTGTGCCTGCACTGGTAATGTTTGAGCTAGTACCACCCATGTCATTTTTACCTGCAACTATTGATTTAGTATTTGCACCGTTGTCGCCCATTTTTCCGTAGGTGTTATAAGTCTGACCGCCAATTTTTTCTACGTATTCACGCATTTCTTCAGTTGCTGACTTTTTAACTTTCTTTTCGTCTTTCTTTTCAGACTTCTTGGCTTCAAATGCAGGCATAAAAGATTCTTTTTCTTCTTCGTCTTCTTCCTCTTCGTCGCCTTCGCCTTCTTCTTCCTCTTCGCCTTCTTCGTCACCTTCGCCGCCCATCATAGCTTCGAATTCTGCTTTAAGTGCTTCGAGTGCATCTTCTAGATCATCCATGCGGTCATTAACATCACCTTCGTCGCCCATGTCCATATCCATGTCGCCGCCTTCGTCGTCCATGCCAACATCACCTATCATGTCATCAGTAGCGTCTCCGCCCATCATTGACATCGGATCTGCTTCTACTTCAAATTCGTCTAAGTTAAAACCTTCGTCGACGTCGTCGTCATCTGATTCGTCTACTTCTTCATCTTCCGATTCGTCTAGTTCATCATCTGACTCATCTACTTCTTCATCATCGGATTCATCTACTTCTTCGTCCGATTCTTCTTCAATCTCTGCATCATCTTCTAGTAGTGATTCATAAATGTCACGTGACTTTTCAACAACGATTTCGTGGAAAAGTGCTTCTGCTGCTTCTCTATCTTCATTGATGAGAAGTTCTAGCATTTTTTCAAATTTTGTACGATCTGCCATTACAATCTCCTATAAATGTTTGTTTACACCTTGCGGTGCGGGCTGTCATACTATATTTACACCTTTTGGGGAAATATACGCAGAAATGGGTTCAAAACGATAGATTTTGACTATATCTTGTCAAACTGCAAATCGTTTTTTAAATTCATCTAATGAAATGTGGGTCAAATTAGATAAATTTGTAAGTTCTTTGGGCACAAATGGTCTTTCTGCTAACACTCTTATATATCTAATTTTAGAATTTTTTTGTATAGTTGTTGTAGTTTGTTTTAGCCAGTTTCCAAAATAAGTTGCACGTTCATGATTCTTTTTGTAATTATTAGTACTAGCATAAACGTTATTAACCAACTCAAAGTTTTCGCCTAGACCTTGATAGTCAAACCCTAATATATAAATTTCATCATAATCGTGTTCAGAAGCCATCCAAAGTGCAGTAGGCCCGCTACTCCAACCTTTAGAAGGATTAAAAAAATTAAAACCTGTCATATGAAAATAGGCTTTGTTTTGATTTGTCCAAACCGAAACTTTATGTTGAATTCCGTTGCTGTTAAGTTCTAAAACCATCTTTGTATCTACAGCAACAATATAATCTGGTAGAAAATCTCTATAGATAGCATTACAACCATAAACAGTTCCTATCTGTTTAAGACTAATTAAATTTATGTTTTCTCTACTTTTTCCGTTTCCTAATACAAATCCAATTTTGCTATTGTTTAATCTAGGTACAGCAACTGGAATGTCTGTAGAAACTAGTGCAGACTGAACAGCCTTCTTTTGCTTTTCTAATCTTCTTGCTGCTTTTAGTTTTCGAAATTCTTCTTTAGTATAAAGAGATTTATCTATCTTTGGCATTAAACCCCGCCGGCTTCAGTATTCGCTGATATTCCATACATTTGTTTAATAAAGTTTAATTCTTCTTTCTTTTCTTTATTATGCAACTCTGAAGATTTTCGTATTCTGTTAATTTGTTGTAAAGTTAATCTAGTCTTACGTGTATCGTCATAGTCAACAGGAGATTGATCGTACTCTGGTTCGTAACGATCATCTTCAACTGTATCCACAGTTTCTTTATCAAAATAAAAAAGTTCACGCAATAACATAATATTATTTATACCGTTTGTGCTGTAGTAGCATTAGCCCCTACGTTTTGTCCTGTTGCAGTAGCAGGTGCAGTTCCTTCGCCACCTTGTATAGGAGGTGATTCTGTATCAGATTCGTCTTCAATATTACCTAAATCTGCATCAATGCCTGCCGAACTAATGCCTGCTCCTCTCATTTCTCCAGTGCTGTCTGTAATTTCAGGTTGTAGATTTTCGTCGTTCTCTTCTTTCCATAGACGTTCGTTTTCTGCAAGTTCTTCGTCAGACAATCCTAAGAATCTTTTTAGAGCAAATCTATTTGAAATATAAGGAATTGCACTCATTTGAATATATGTAGGTACTCTAGCATTGTCGATTTCACTTTGACGATATGCAGCAAAGTTTTGAGGAGGTTGAAATCTTAAATCAAACATTGCTGTATCAATGTTAATGCCTTTTTCTAATAGATATCTTTTAAATTCGGTATCAAATGCGTCTGCTAATAGGCCTTGCAAACGTTCGCAATAAGTGTTGAAGCGTAGTTCTTGAATGTATGCTGTTCCCACCCGTCCATCATTATATTGAGCAGCACTGTCATCTGCTCCAGTTGGTAAGTATGAACTTGGGATACGTAATCCGCGTACCAACTTATTAGTAAAGTATCGTAGGTCGTCAATTTCTCCAAGGTTAGTTCCTCCCGGCAATGTTTCAACCTTTGAACCGCGTCCTTCAGCAGTCTGAGGGAAGAAATAGTCTTCATTTATACTCAATGGGTTGTAAGCACTATCAATTACATTAGCACCTCCGCCTGTTGCACTAGGTATACGACGTTGGTGTATTTCGGTTTTTACACGCTCGACAAATTGCATAGCAAGGTGGCTCGGCATGTTACCTACGTCGACATAAAATACTCTACGTTCCGGTGCTCGTTGCACACGATAAATTATAATTGCATCTTCTAGCAATTCTTTTTGTTTATACACTTTGAATATAGTTTCCAATAAACTATTACCAAAAGGATAGTTGTTATCTAGTCCTTCACTTAAACTTAGATGCACAACATGCTTTGCATCTACTGTAACTTCGTTTTGTTCATTAAAGAATCTTGTTCCAGATTGTTGTTGATTAGGTTGTCCAACCATTCCTCTTACACCACCTGTAAGATATCCTTGTCCACCAGCAGTGACGTTTCCGTTTGTAACATAAGGAGTTGTAGCTACTCCGTCTCTAAAATTGACATTAAAGTTTTTTACAACATATTGTTCTGGTAATTTACCTTCACTTTCATTTACAATAATTTTTGTTACGTTTGCAGGATCTACATGAAACCAACGTTTAGTTTCTGGATCTCTAATAAAAAATTGGTCGCCATATTTGAATACGTTTCTAAGTATTCTAAACATCCTTGTTTCAAACTCTTGCAATTTGCACCATTGTTGCAAATACTGTTGAATTATTGTAACTTCTGAATTAGTTGCTTTTGTTTTAAAATTAACAATAAAACTCGTGTTATTTTGTTTATTTTTTTGAGTACAAAATTCTGCAAGTATATCTAGAGCAGCATTTACTTCTGAATCCAAATCCATTGTATTGTATTGTCCGTAACGTTCTACTCTGTTTGGAGAGCCTACATAAACATCAGGCAAAAATGAACTGTAGTTAGTTCTAGCAGGTCCAGGTTGTCCGGTACCTCTGCCGCTTAGTGGAGAATAACTACCTGAAAGATTAACTTCAGTTGTTACGGGAGAAAAATACTTTTTCCAACTCATTTCTTTTCCTATTACCTAATATTCGAAACTCTTCCAGATGCTACGTTGTTGCCTAAACTACTTGTATTTCTTTCAATTCTTGTTTCTATTTCTTTTGTCTGTGTTAAAATTGCGAGAACTTGACGCATTAATGTATTTAATTCTTTCATTGTATCTAATGACTCACGATTGGACATACCGTTTATATTATTTTTTATTTCATTCATAATTGATACTAATTGATCGTTTGTATTATTTGTAACAGAAGTAGGAACAGAAGCAGCATTAGAAGTTGTTTCTAATTCATTTAGCATTTTTCCTAACGGTGAATCTATAGGAACAATTGCTTCTTTTCCGTGTAACAGAGCAAGAGTACCTTTACCAAAGTTTTCAAATCCTCCGGTACCGTTGTTGTAACCACGTAAGTCTTTCAAAGTTTTTTGGGTTTCTTCTAATAATTTAGCAATTTCTCCTAATCTTTCTGTATTTTCGTTTGATATACCAAATTCACTTCCAGATAATATCGAACCTTGTTCTGCTTTGAGCCTGTCAATGTGTCTTTCAAGTTCGTCTACTAATTGCACCTGTTCTGTAGTAAGAGTAGCATTTTCATCTATGCCTCTTGCCCACCTGCTAAGACTA